TCCAAAATAAGGAATGAACATGTTTGAAGTTGGCAAGGAATACGATTTCGTCACCGTATCAATGGGCGAGGATGGACTGGTAGAATCGTCGCGGGCTTGGACTGTCGCCGCGGTAGACGGCCACCTGCTACACCTCCAGATTCCCGCCCAAGACGAAGGGCTTGATATCTATCTTAATGATGATGATAACCCGCTCGCACAAATCCCGGCTATGCCGGAACAGAACATGGTCCTGAATACTGCGTCGGCCTTCTTCCACTCGGCTACCCCGGTCACTGAAGAATAGCCCGCGCGCGCAAAGGGTCAGCTCTTGGCCTGCCGCCTGCGCCGGTGCCATCGTTGCTGGCAACGGTTGCCACAGAACTTCTGGTCGCGCCGGGGGTTCTGAATTTCGTCTCCGCACTGGTGGCAGTTGATCGGGTAGCCGGTGCGATAGGCGGCCTGCCCGCACTGGTGCGAGCAATACTTCTGCCGCCCATCGTCGCGCACCGGACGGAACCCGGTCCCGCAGGCGGCGCAGGTCTGGACGGGTCGCGCCTCGATATCGGCCCGGTATCGCGCCTCCCGCTGGCATTTGGGATTGCAGAACCGCGCCCCGGCATTCTTGGTCGCGGGGATCGTATCGCCGCACCACTCGCACCACCGCCCCGCCTTGGCCTCCAGCCGCGCCGCCATGATCGCCGCCGAATAGGCCGCGCTTTTGCATTTCACACAGCAATACATCGCATCCGCGTTTCGGTGATCGGGGATCGGCCCGCCGCAGTGCTCACACTCGCGCATCATAGCGGCGACCGGCTGGCAAGGCTGGCCATTTGTTCTTCGCTGGCCTCTCGAAGCCGGAACAGACGCAGCCCGTGAACTTTGCGGCAACCGTCGGAACAGAATTTCGGCCTATCCTCGGGCAATGGGTGGCCACAGTTTGCGCAGCGTGTGCGCTCGATCAGGGAACCGCGCTCTATCGTCCATTCCGGCTGCCCCTCATACCAGTTTGGCCGCTTCACTTGCATGATCGCGAACACAACCGCCACCACGTCGCGCGCCGTGTCGTCTGCCGCGCTCCAGCTCCAGCCCTGCAAACATAGCTCTGACCGGATCACGCGCCGGAACAGCCCCTCATAAGCCAGCGGGGTCAGGACGCGCCCTTCCTCCAGGGCAACGCGGGTCAGCGCGCATAGATGCCCGACGATGGTTTCCGCTCGATCCTTTGACAGCTTACGCCGCGCCGCGTCGCGCTCGCGACGGGTCATCGCGGGGGCCGGATATGACATATCGAACGGCACATTGCGCCTCCTTCATTCTGTCTCCCAGCCCACCAGCCGCATGGCCTTTTCGGGGTCGATGCCAGCCTCTTGTGCCTCGGCCAGCGCCTTGATGATGCCCTGCATGGCGCGCGCCCTGCCGCCCGTGTCATACGCCTGCACCGGGGTTTCCACGTCGATCTGGACAGTGCCGCCCAGCTTGGCCGTGGCCTCGTCGCTGATTACCTTCGCAAGGGGGGACAGGGTGTATTGCACCAAGTGCCGTTGCACCTCACGAAACACTGGCCCGGTTGATGCCGGGTTGAAGAACGCCGCAGGGACGCCGAACACCTCGGCCACCGCGCCGCGCGCCGCTGCCATGATCGCCGCCGCCTCGGCCTTTTGCAGATCGGGTGTCAGATCATCACGCCGCTGGCCCAGCTGGGGATTCATGCCCGCCGCCGTCGCCTGCGCCACGCCTTCGATGATCAACGTCTGGCCTTGCCTGCCCCGGATCGCGCCGCGCATGGCTTCCATATCCTCGGGGGAACTGTCTGGCAGGGGCAGAACCTGAGAACCTATTGGCGCGTCTCGGAACGTATCCCGCAACGCCTCCTCGATCTCGTGCAACAGGTTGGCCGACAGCGCCGCGCGCCGCAGGGGTGCCGTGCCCGTCCATGGGGCCACCGGGTCGCTGCCGATACGGATATGGATAACCTCGCCAGCCAGCGCCGTGACGGTGCGCCCGCCGCCCGCCTCGGGGATGCTGGCCCGGTATGCAACCGGCCTGCCGCCTCGGGTGGACACGTCCCAGTCACTTGCCGGGATGATGTGCTCGCCAATGATGCCCAGGAACTCGCCACGCAGGGCCAGAGACCGCGCCACCAGCGCCATGGTGTTGCGGTCCAGTAGATCGGTGCCCGCCACGTCAGCGCCAGAGAACACGCCCTCCCAGAGGCTGATGCAGGTCTGCGCCGCGCTGGTCAGCTCGGCCACGTCGCTGCCGCCGCTGATGTAGCTGGCCCGTGCCGCCATGATCGCCGCCGTGTAACCGGTGCCCGATGCTCGGGTTTCGTGTTGGTCAACTTGTCCATCACGCCGCCGGAAAATGTCCAGTAAACCCATGTCAAAGCCTCCAGCGTTTAAAGGGGTGCGCTCCGACAGCTTGTCGGTGCGGATCAGCCTGCCAGCTCCGCGCCTCGACTTGCGCCTGCTCGAACGCGGGCCGGGTTACGGTGGACAGCTCGAACAGCTCCGCGCGGGTGATCCGACGCAACAGCCCATTACCGCGCCGCTCGATCTGCTCGCCGCCGGGGGCTACCCTGAAACCCGGTGACAAGCCCCGGATCAGCCCCGCCTTGTGTGCTGCCAGAAAGTCGGTGGCCCAGCTGGTGCCGCCCTCGATGCGCGCCTCGAACTCCAGCGCCTGATCGGTTTCCCTGATCTCCAGAGAACCCGCCTGCCGACTGGCAAGGGGCCGGTTGAAGTCGTGGCCCGATAACAGGTGAACGTCCTCGCCCGCCTCGATCCGGCCAGAGAACGCCCGCGCCTCGAACAGCTCGAACCGCCCCGGCACAAGCTCGGTTTCGGTGCCGTAGGGGAAGCGCCCGGATAACCGGACGCCTCCAGCCTCTTGGCGCAGCTCCAGCGCGCCGGATGCTACGCCCCAGAGCATTATGCCAGCTCCAGACCGGTCAGAACCCGCAGCTGCACTGGACGCGCGACGGTAATGTCCAGAGTGGCCAAAGCGGTCAGCCGCAGCCCGCCCGATGCTGCATCGGTGAACGGATCGCGGATCACGTCCACCGCGCCCCATGCGCCGACAAAGAACGGGGCCACGCCGCCGCTCGATGTGGTCAACAGCGCCGTGGTGGCCTCGGGGGTGCCAGACGGTGCGGCCAGCCCGTTGGACGTGGTGTTGATCTGCCCCAGAAGCGCCGCCAGCTTGTCCCATTCGGTCAGACCGGACCCGCCGTCAAACATGATGCTGTCAAGGAAGCTCCAAAGCTCGGGCCGGATCATGCCGCGCACCGCGCCGCCACCGGATGCCGCGTTGCTCACCATGAACGCCGCGACAGCCTCACGGAACGCGGCCACGCCCGCCGTGGCGTCAATCGCCGTTTCGGTGATGCCGTAGGTGCTGGCCCCGGTGATCACGCCCAAAGGCTGGCCATCGGCCCCGGTGCCAGAGAACGACGCCGCATCCACCGCCTGCCCGATAGCGCCTGCCATGTCGCGCCGCACCGCTTGCTCCAGCGCCGAACCCGACTGTTTCAGGCTGCGCCGGGTGATCTTCATCTGGATGCCCAGAGTATTGGCCGGGGTCATGGCCCGGTCGGTCGTGGCGTAGACGGTCGGCCCCGCGACATTGCCGGTCTCGGTCGCCTGCCATCCTGCCGTGACGGAACTGGTCACAACCGGCCATTCCGCTGCGCCCTGGTCGATCTGGATCATCTGCGCCCCCATGGCGCTGGCCATGCTATCGGGGAAAAGCCGGTCGATGATCGGGCGGGTGCTGATCGGGTCAGGGGTGCCACCGGCCACCGTCTCGCCCGCGCGTTGCTCCAGCGCCTGCCAAGGAACCGGGATGCCACGGAACCCGCCAGCCGAACGCAGCTCTTGCACGATCTCGCCCGTCTGGCCCTCGATCGCGCGCCCCTCGTCCAGATAGAGGGCCACCTGCCGCATCTCGAACCCGGCCATCATTTCGGACCACTCGCGGCTGGAACGGGTTTCCAGCTCGCCCTTGGCCTGCTCGCGTTCCTCGTTTTCGCTGATCAGGGCCGCGCGGAACCTGCGCTCATTGTCCTGATATTCGCGGTCCATCGCGTCCATCTTGGACCGGGTTTCGTCGGTCAGGGTTTCAGCCCCGGCCAGCTCGGCCAGCGCCTGCCGGATTTCCGACTGCCGACGCTGGATTTTCACGGAATCAAGCATTGATTTCTCCTTTTCGCTCGATCGGTTTCGTGGCCAGCTCGGCCACCGCTTTGCGCCATGCGACGCGCTTCGGATCGGGATTGTTGCCCAGCTCCAAATTCGTGACTCGTGTGTGGCAGGGACCGCACAGGGTGAGGCAATTCGACGGATCGAACGCCAGCTCGGGGTGATCGGCCACGCGCTTGACGTGATGCACCTCCAGCCGCCGCCGCGCCCCGCAATGCTGGCATTGCCAGCCGTCACGCTCCAGAACGCCGTGCCGCACCGCCTGCCATTCCTTGCGCACAAGCGCCCATCTGCCCGGTCGCTTGGTCATGTCAGCGGCCCCTCGACGGTGAACTCCAACAGCTGCCGACGCCGCCCTTGGGCTGGCTCCTTGATGCCGACGATGCCGAACAGCTGGCCCTCGTGCTGGATCCGATCGTCTGCCGTGATGCCCCGCGTGAACTCGGTCGATCGGCACTGAAACCGGATCATTGACCGCTCGCGGAACACGCCCGCCGCCACGGTTTCGGTATCGCTCACGTCCATGCGCAGCGCCGGGATAACCTCGCCCAGATCAGACCAGACCAGGGTGAACCCGCCGAACCCGTCCGCCGTTTCCGTTGCCCGCTGAAACTGAATTTGCCGGTCCAGTGCCGACCCGATAGCCCGTGTCATGCCCATTGCATCCTCGCTTTGCTCACCGGTCGGCTGGCCATCCGCTGGCCCTCGGCTATCGCCAGAACCGCCGCCGCCGCCGGATCAATGCGCCCCAGAGAACGCCCCTTTGCCAATTTCAGATTGCCCGCCGGATCCGATAGACAGACTGCATCCGACAGGGCCGCGCGCAGTAGCAGGCTCTTGGGGGCCGCAATCTGCCGATCGTAAACCGCGCGCTGAAAGCGGGTGATGTCCTCGGCCCCGTCGCGCCAGCCAAAACCCCGCCATGTCACCGGGCCGCGATAGCCTGCCGATTGAAGCCCGTCCTGCACCTCGCCCTGTTTAAACCGATCGGCCAGAACCGTGGCGATGCTCTCGCCAGCGACGTGCTGCAACACCTGCTCGATCCACAGCGCCACCGGCACGGTGCGCCCCGTCATGGTGCGCAACTCGCCCCGATCGGCCATCTCCTGATACCGCCGCCCCACGCCATCATTCACGCCGCGAACGGCCAGAGATGGATCATCCGGGAACCAGCCCAAAGTTTCCAGCCTGCCGCTATCCGGCCAGTAGAACGCCGCCGCCGTCATGCTGGCACTTGCGCCCAGATCAAGCCCGACACAAACCGGACCCTGCCGTGACGGTTGCATGTCAACCTCACACGCCGCCCATTGCTCCAGCTCGATCAACAGCTGCCGCGCCTCGGTATTCACGCGCTCGTTTCTGTGAAGGTTTCTGAAACTGGCCAGCGCATTGCCGCCGCGCTCGATCGCCTGCGCCGCCGCGCGCAACAGCCAGTCCTTGGACGGGCCGATATTCTCGGGGACGCCGGGGTTGGCCTGCAACAAGCTCGGCCAGTCATCCGCCGCCAGATCAGGGGCCGCGCGATGCTCTTGCACATAGCAGCCGCGTGGGGGTGTATCCAGCCAGCGTGAGAACGCATTGCCATCATCCGGGGCCGATGTGCTGATCAACAGCGCCCGCCCGTCACGCTTGCCCAGGGACGTGAGAAGCGCGCTTTCCAGCTCATCGCCGCGCCCCTCGGGCCATGCCGCCCTTTCGTCCAGGATCGCCAAGGTGGCCGAACCGCCCAGGGCCGTCTTGCCCTGCGATGCAATGGCCTTGAGAAGGTGCGGGCCGGTGGCGTCCTGATACTCGATCTCCAGCACATTGCCGCGCCGA